CACAAACTGGCGCGATAGCGCCGATAGCTGGGTGTTGGACTCGATATCTTCGCCTTGGATAGCAATGTCTAGGTACGTATCTACGAGCTTCCTAAGCCCCTCTGAGCCTTCCTGTGCCTGCCATACAGGCTGGAACTTGGCTGGGGGTACCTCTGACCATGCAGTACGGCGCTGATTTTCGATGAACTCCAAGGAAAGCTGTGGGTGGGCTAACTCGTTAAACCACGTGATGCGGTCTATATTGTGGGCGATGAAATCTTCATACAAAGCCCCGAATTCGTCTATAAAAAACTGGCTCAGGTTCTCATGCTTAGGGATGCCTCCGTGGGCATAGATGTACATATCATCTTGGAAATAATTCTCTAACAAGTACGGCTTTAGCTTAGGTAGCCCGCGCTTGTATAGGCGCCAAAAACTCACACCAACATGGTTGGCTGTGGTCGTCTCAAGAAGGGTGCGGTTAGATGGTACTTCCGCCCCCAAGTAAATAAGTTTCAAAGGCGTTTATCGTCCTTTGACATCTCAATTTGCTTGTCAATTTCTTCTTCTATGGCTGCCCAACTTTTGACCCCTTGGCGCCCATCAGGACGAAACTCGGGGCGCAGATATGTTGGGTGTAGGAACAAAAGGGTATCCATGCCTTCTTCAATAAGGCGCTTGGACAGCTCTACATCGGCAGTGATTACAAGGTCTAGCTTTCCTTGTGACCGCACATACTTAACAAGGTCTAGGGCTGGGTAGTCATGGATGCCTGGGACTGTGTAGTCCATGATGTCGTCAATTTTATTAATCTTATGCTCTAGCAACCAACGGTGTGATACCGCTTTGTTTTCGCATAACAAGACCACACGGATATCTTGGTTGAACATTCTGTATAACGCAAGTCCTTGGTAAATGGGAACATTACCGGTACCACGCAATACGTCATCAATAAACATTGCCACTGCCACGATATGTGCTCCGTTGTTATGTAATTTAGTTACGAGTCATTGCTCTACGAATCAAAACTTTAGCGTCAGGTAGTTCAACGCCATAAGTCTGTGCATCAAATTCTTGACGCGTCTTCGTAGATAAATCTTTTAATGTGCGCAGTGCTGGGATTAAACCTGTGGCTTTTCCTGACTGCCAGCGAAAGTTAGCATAGTCTGAGTACCCGAGTCCACTTGGACTGAATGCTGTTTTTCTGCCTTCGTGGATAACATCAAATAACGCTGCGCCTTGCTGTACCGCTAACTTTAGCGCAGCTTCCGCATTAATTCTACTAGCTTGGTTAGTAGCGTTTGCAATATCATTTAATGCTTTTGAGTATCGGTCAATAATCTCAATGCCCATACTTAAATCTTTATCAGTTAAAATCTTCCACTTGGCGTTTTCTGGCGCCTTTAATTCCTGTGGTGGTACAGTCCAATCATCATCTGTCAAGGAATAAGCAGCGTAAGGCTTAATTTTCGTAATATCTGTCTGGACGTTGACATAGAAGGTTAGTTCAAAGGAATCAAGGTAGTGCTCTGTCAATGGGTATAGTTCATTGCGAAAATCTTCGTTGAACATTGACGCAATCTCTTGGTCGCTAAATCCCACATACTGAGGGTTAGACCTTCTAAACTCTGTGTAGTCTACGCCAACAAGGCAATCAAGGTCTCCTGGGTCACGTTGTGCTGCCCATTGAAACGAAACTCCTGAACCAGCCAACCAAGCATGAATGTAAGCTTCAGGGTTGTAATAATGTCTATGAAGGTGGTCAAATAAAATGCTCAAGATGCCTTGGCGAACTTTGCCAATGAGCATGTTATCTCTAAAAAGGCGAGGGTCTAGTCCTGGGCTTGAAGGACTGAAATAAGATGTAGATTCGGGCTCCACTGATACAGGTGTTGCTCGTGAAGCTAGCTCGTCGTAGAAACCCATCTACGTATTATAGTTCTTTTTCGCGTGGTTCCTTATACGTAATGTCATAACGGTGCATCTTTTCAACCTCATTAGGTCTCGCATATTGCGTCATATAGTTGCACTCACTATGAGCATTGCGAAATGCTTCGCTCATTAAATCTAGACGGGATTCGTTTTCCGTTTCGTATTGAAAAGATGCGCCACAATTGCAATCCATCGAGACGAATGCCATAGCGCTTACCCTTCTACTGTGTAACTACATTATACCCTTCTCGGATAGGGCTTGGCGGATTGAACTGGTAGCCTTTTCGGTCTCAGATTGTTCCTCAGCCCGAATTTGGGTCATAATCATGGCTGTAAGGTCACCCTGCTGGATAACCTCTAGGATGTCTTGGGTGCCCCGTTTAACGTCCTGACGGGTTGCCCTACGCTCAATGGTGAACTCTGTGGACACATCCACGGTGGCAAAGAAGGAACCGTCCTTGCGCATGGCAATGATAAATGCGGTCTCAAACTCTGGTGAGTCGTCGGTCACTTAAACAGACCTTTCTTCTTGAAGGCTTTCTCTTGCACAATGGACTTAACGGGACAAAAGTCGCAAAGGTAAACTTTTGGACCTTTTGCCTCTTTTTCAAGACCTGCTGCTAGACGTTCCTTAGCAGTATCTGGCTTAAGAAGTTTCTTATCTGTCTTGTAATCGCCACAGTCTTTGGTCTGGTTATGCTCTCGCACCCAACAGTTCATGGCATCTGAACTAAAGTTTTCTTTGGTGGTGTAAAAGTTGGTACCAAAAACATCAAGTCCTTGGGCGCCCTCTTTTAACTGGGCAATGATGCCTTCTTTAATTTTAGGAATAACCCAGAAACGAACTGGATATTTGTAGGTGGCGAGGTCATCTCGCATACATCCTTTAGAAGCGTGCTGGTCTGTAAAAAACTTAAGAAGGTCGTCGAATTCTTCGGTGCCTTCTCCGCCATCTGGGCCATCATAGCCAGGAACTTCGTCAATGCTTCGACACTTGCTGCACTTAAGCAGACGCATCATAGGCTCGTTAGGGTCTACCTCAGCCTTTTTAAATTGCGATAAATCGTGAACCATGTGTGCTCCTAATAATAGACCGAAATACTACCACGAATTACTTTTTTTCTTTGGCGGCCCTTGCAGCACGAATACGTGCGTTTCTTTCTTCATCTGCTCTAGCGCGGTCTAAAGCAGCGCCAGGTCGTTGGATATTTTTAACAGGCTTAGAAAGACCAATTCCTGTATCTTCAGAAGCCTTCTTTTTAGCAGGGGCAGCTTTTTTAACAGCAGGTTTTTCAACTGGCTTGGCAGCAGGTTTAGCAGGAGCAGCTTTTTTAGCAGCAGCCTTTGGCTTTTCTGCAGCAGGTTTGGCAACAGGGGCTGCTGGCGCCTCGTCTCGACGAGCACCTGGAAGTGGAAAATGCAGGCGACCTTCCTTGATTACTACGTTGTGACCGCTAGGGTTGCTGACAATAGCCTGATGAATTGGGTTATGTGGGTCGATGTCAACAACACGGTAGGAATCGTTACTGCGGTCTGCGGGGGTATCCACTACATATTCTCATTTGCACGATTAAGGGATGAAGAAACGGCAGCTGGGTTCACATTGACCTGATTTTCATAAGGGCTGTGAAGTTGGCGTGTTTCATCCAAGGTTTCAGGATTAATAAAAGTAGGGGCGGGTGGAAATTGAGGAGCTGCTGGATTCATTTTGCGCTGTTAATCTTAATTGGCTCATCAAAGCCATGAGCACCGATTGAGTTCTCGTACTTTGTTAATGATTCATTAATTTTGGAGTCTTCTGTGCGCTCTTCGTCTGTTTGAAAATTACTATCAAACTTCTTTCCTCTTTCAGAAGGAGCTGGATGACGAAGTTTTACATGGCTCATAGGAAATTGTGGATTTGTTGGCTCCATGATTACTTCCCTGGGTTTACTTTAGATGGTTCTTCTGAATTAATAAAGCCATAGTTCCAATAAGGATGCAAGCCAGCGCGGTTCTTGACCACTGTCTGGTCACCGTCTCCTGGGATAACTTCTGTGTTTGGGCGACGCTTGCGATACTTGCCGTCTGTTGCGCCCTCTTCAAGTGCTGCGTTATTTGAACGCGAGTTGTTAACTGTCATTCTGCCATTCTACCCTTCAGTAGTTTTGCTTGCTTACGGCGTGAACATCCTGGGCAAGTATCGGAATGTAACGATTGTACGGGATTTAACTCAAGCCCGCACTCAATACATGGTTTAGAGCCGTTGTAATAGGTTTTTTTTAGGTCGCGTTGCTGGCGTAGACTGACGTCTTCTGCCCCAGCCATGCCTTCACCCGTGGAATCAGTAAGTAGACCACTCATATGCTATCTCCTAGTGCATTTCGGCTTGATGACTCAGTGGCGTTTGGTGTCTGGCTGTAGTCAGACTCAACGCGTTGCTGGCTCTGGTTGTTGTAACGAGGAAGCGAAATAATATCCTCAATGCCAAGCTCTGAGGTCTCATATCCGTATTTTTCAGGAAATAGCTTGACTTGAGGCAATGGTGGGCGAACGTATGTCTGGAGCTCTTGTCCTGTCATGCTGTTGACAGCAAGGGATTGGCTTAGTAAGCGCTCTTGGTTAGATTGAAATGGGCCGATGTATGCCTGTGGTGGCATTGCTGCTTCTGCAGGTGCTGTCCACGCACGGCGTCCGTATACGCCATCTCCAAATAAACTCATGCTATCTCCAATTAGGCGTTAGGCCCCGCAATTTTAATGCGCGGGATTCATTAATTTCACCTGGCGAGGTGCTGCGAATATTGGACTTACCATCGTTTGGTAAGTGTGGAGCTGGTGCCAAGTTCATCTTTGGCGCATTTCTGTTAGAACTAATTGTGTTACCAGTTTTTACACCAGACATTTGGCGCTTAATTCCCTGTGCTGGGTCTAGTCCTTCTGGGTAGTAATAATCTGAAACGTCAATGCGTTCTCCACGGTGAACACCGCGTTGGTAGGCACGCTGGTTAATGCGCACCTTAAGTGAATCTAAAACATTTTCTGAAGTTGAACCTGGGCGTCCACGGTCATCACGACGTGTGCGGATTGTTCCAAGATAACCTTCAGGATATTCTGCACTTGGCTGTCTTCCAACTCCAAGACGGAGGAAGTCCAACTCGCTTCTTGCAACGGGAACACCACCGCCACCGTACGACGTGTTGGTACCATAAAGGCCGCCTGCGCCTAAATTTTGAACGTTCTGGTGGGTACCTGGCATACCTTAATTGTAGGTTAGCGGAAGCCGCCTAGCACAGTTAACTCACGTCGTGGGTCAAAACCTTCACCAACTACCATGGAAACCAATCCTGGATGTGATTCTAAGCCCGATTTATCTCTAAACCACGCACTGCCACCATCCATTGCAGGATTTTGCACGAACAAACGAGTTCCCACACTCTTAGCGTGATAGTGGTGCAAGTGACCAACATTTAAAATCTCTGCTTGTGCAACAGAACAGTGGCCCATAACTTGACCTTGCCACCACTTAATCATGTCACGGCCTTGGTGTCCGTGAGCCATTCCGTACATAGTTCCACTTAAATTAACGCACAAGGTGCTGTCATCTAAAGCTGGGTAACGGAACTCAACGCGGTCTTTGAGGAATGGGTTTTCCGCACAAGCATCTTCTACGGACTTTACTATCTCTAGTGCCCACGAGTCTTCTGGGCGCGAAACCAAAAAGCGCTGCACTTCGTCATGGTTACCTGGAACTACAGGGACGATAATCTTTCCTGCTAATGGTGCCATGGCTTTAATCTGTGCTGTAAGAACGCGTCGTGCTACGTGCACTTGTTGGGATACACCAATATCGTGACGACCCATAACCTTGCCTTTTTGGCTAGTCATGCCTTCAATACAGTCACCAAGTTGTGGGAGTGCAATCTGACCAATTGTGTATTTTTTCTGCAAGAACTTATGATGTGAAACAGACTCTTCGATACCTCTACGCATACGGTCTACAATTGCAGGGGTGTCGTCTTTTCCGTACTGGGTATCTCCAACGCTATACACGGCTGTTAAATCACCGTCAAAGTCAGATACTTTTCCTGAGGGTTTCCATTTAATAAGCTCGTCAATAAGTTTTTCTGCATCGTAGTCTGCGTTAGCAGGTGATGCTGGAACTACGTTAACACGCCACGAGTGCAGCCATTCACCATCAAACTTTTGCCAACTACCTCTACGACTGCTAACTAATACCCATTCTTCTGGGTTTAAATTAGCGTCACGTAGTATCTCTTCTGCTCCTGGGGTGTTGCTATCAGTTCGTGGTGAACTAATAATGTATCCGCCTGTGGTTTGGTCAATCTCTGACCGAGGTCTCCACGCTTCGGGAATACCTTTCGATGTTTTGTCTGAGCCTTCTTTTCCTGTTTGAACGAACTTATTGAACTCGTCTTTTATAGACATGAGCACCAGCGATTTCTGTGTAGGCGGAATGTGGTTAGCTTAAAAGGCAAATCATCAAACTTATCGGCAAGGAATCTGTACAAAGCCATTGTTGATTCATCTACATCTAGAATGTCTTTAAAATCAATAATAAATTCGGGGTCTTGTTGTTTAAGCCATGCCCCAACAGCACAACGTCCTCTAGACGATGCTCCAGCAATAGAAGGTGAAGCTTTGTATTCTTTGAGCTCTTCCTTTAACGACATGGGTGTAATTCAACCACAGTTTCATCATCGGCGCAAATAAAAAACCCCGCCAATCCCTAAGGACGACGGGGTTTAGTTTTTAAAGCTTAGTCAGCCATACCTGAAGTAAAGTTTGGCTTGCTGCGCTTAACAGCAGGTGGAATCAAACGACCGTTAGATTGGACAGCGCCTGCCTCTGGTGCAACTTGCTTTTGGAATCCTACTTTGATTCCGTAACGAGCACCTGCACGGTGTCCATCAGCTGTTACATTCTTACGAGAAGGCTTAGCCTCACGGGTTGGGTCGCCAGCTGCAGCATTCTTCTTTTTAACAAGAGTGCCTTTTTCAGGCTTTGCTGAAGCATCATTAAAGTCAACCTTGCTTACCTTAGCCGAAGCTGGTGCAAGATGCTTTTCGCTCTTTGGTTTTTCCATTATGTGTCCTTTGCAAAGGGGTTTAAATAAGGATAGGACTTTTTGCCCAAAATATATGGCTTAACGCACTTCTACTGTAAGGACAACGGCGCTGATTGGCCCGTCATGGCTCTCTACAGTGGTGAAACCAGGAATACAGACAAGGCTAATACCTCGTGGTGCTGTAAATCCGCTTGCGATTGCAATAGCTTTGATGGCTTGGTTTGTTGCTCCAGCGCCTACTGCGCGAAGCTTGGCTTTGCGGGTCTCATAGATGCTGTGGGCTATGGCAGATGCGACTGCCTGTGGGTTGCTGCCTGCTGAAACACGCAGGATGTTCTCTTCTTGGTCTGACAATTTATGCTCCTTGGGTTTACGTTTTGTGTTTCCCCGTGGCATAAAGTGTGAGGTTTTGTGTGAAGTTTTACAGGCTAAACCTCACATAGTGTTAGGTTTTCTCCAATGAAGGTAGGACTTTACATAGGTAATTGAATAGGCTAAGGAGGCGAATATAAACCCGTACTGCCTAGTGGTTATCGCGTAAGCCATCCATAGGCACTCATTAAAAAGTAGTACAAACCATCCCCATATTGTTTTGCGCCCTACAAAATAGATACCAGTCACCCCTACGCAGGCGAGTACCCACGACCACATCAGGGTTTATCTAAGGGTGTTGGGGCTTTGGCGTAGGAACCACAAATGGCGCATTCCATTTCCAGCAGGTACTGAGATATCTCGTAGTCCTCGAAGGAAACTTTAAGGAGCCAAAGGTTACTCTCGCAGTGAGGGCACTCATGGAGCACCTCATTGGCGTACTTCATAGTCCCTGTGTAATCGGGCTTTAGCTCCCTAATAGATTTACTTGCCACCCCATCCGCCCCCTTTAAAGTGGGCTGGTGTGGGGGTAAAAACTTTAGTAAGTGGTCCTTCACAAGTAACGCAGAATGGTACGTTCTGGTCATCAAACCCCATGTACATCTCTACAGTGGTTTGGCACTCGTTACATTTAAAATCGTAGTTAGGCACTTTAATCCTCCATGAGTTTAACGTGAAATGAGCAAGGGTCTCCATCGTTATTCCATTCATATTCTTCTTCATCGGAAAGCGGAGGGCCTTCGTGAGTGTTGCAAAAAGGAGTAGAAATCCAACCTCTGTCAACGCCATTTCTTAGCCAAATCTCAAACTCCATAGAATCTTCTGATGCGGTCATGGCCTCTCCCTAAATTTGGGGTCTTGAAGTTTCTCATAGACCTCTTTTTCGTATGCGCGAGTGTACTGCCCTGATACTAGGTGTGCAAGTATGTAGGAATCTGCAGCGTTGTCTTCTGGAATTTCAACCCCAAAATTTTTATAAACATACAGAATGATTTGGCTCTTGGGTATGTTGCCTTTTCCTGTTGCATATTTCTTAAGGTTAGTGGGCGGGACTATCAGAGGGTAGATGTTGAACTCCAGTAAGGTGAGCTTGACCATACCGCCAAGTTCTCCCAGCATATTAGCCATCTGGGAACCAAAGGCGTACCCTTCCATAGCCACGTCTTCTATATGCTCAAACTTAACTATCCAATCCATCATATGGGACTGGATATCCCGTAGCCTTTCGACTCCATGCTTTGGTGATTTATACACCTCTGTATAAAAATCGGCACCTTTTATGGCTGTTAGGGCAAACCCACTATAAGACTGGTCAATGCCAATATGGACTGGCTTTGAGTAATCAACCCCTGGCCCAAATACTTTAAGTGCCATTAAGGAGTGTACCGATTAGTCTTCATACGGTCACCGCTCGATGTACGGCGAGTCAACTCACGACTAACTAGAAGGTAATAGCGCTCTAGGTTTTCTTTATTTGTTTCAATGAGTTTACGATAAGCATAGGTATAGCTCTTGGCTTTTAATTTGTCCTGCATATGTGGCTGTGCTAAGACGGCTGCTTTTAATAAGCCCGCTTTCTCTGTAGCTTTGCCAGTGGTCATTGACAACAGGGCTTGTGCCTCTGCCATATCAAAATCATTCTCTGCTTCTTTTTCAGCAACATAAGCAATAGCTACCTGTGTGCTTAATAGGTTGTAGTTCTCCATGTACTGTGATGCGATGACCATAAGTTCTTGGTCATCAACTAAGGTAATGTCTTCAGGAAAATTTGGAATCTCAATAGAAAGGCTCTTGCGGATAGGCAGACCTTGCTTCTCCAGTACCTTGATAATGTCTGCGCTTAGACCGTCAAACTCTAACTTAAACATTTGCGTACCCCTTACATTGTTGGCATCCTTCTTGACCCGCAATATTACACGGTGGTGGAGTTTTAGCATCTACAGCCGCACAAATCATCTCCGCAGCGTCAAATAAATGCTTAATCCCGAACATACTCTTAGGGACTACAAACTCTTTAGTCTCTTGCGTAGCCTTGTTCTCATACAACATAACAGCCTCTTGAGGCTGGTACTCAAGCTCTAACAGTTCTGCTAGGCGCATATAAATTTGCACCTGTGCAACGTGTGTTTGAAACGGTGCGTCTAACGCTTTCCACATTTGGTCTAAGTGGCCATTAGTGGAATAAGTCATATGTGGTGCTTCATACCTAAATGTTCCTGGTCCAATAGACTTTATTTCTAGCATAAGCGGTTCACCTAAACCTACAAGTAACCCATCTGAATGCCCAGCAATTCTTAATGGCTCATAGGTTAGGGACACTTCTCGGTACTCATAAGCCTCTGGCCCTAGCTCGCTATCGTGGTCTGAAGGTAGTCCTGTAAATATTTGGTCGCATTCTAAGCATTTGTATTTGCCCCAAAGCTTACCCATGTCACGAAATAAGTTTTGCCAACGTGCGTGGATAGCATGGCCTGTCTCAAACACCATGTATTGGCGCATAGACTTAGCGTATTTGCTTGGTGGTGAAGGAAACCCTAGAAGTTGAAAGTAGGAACCTCTGTGGCACCAATCATCTTTAACCATAGCTGAGGGGTGCAGAACATCTGTTCTACGTGAGGTATCCTCTGGCATTGCAATAATGTGGCGTTCTAACGCCCCTAAAACACGTGTGTTGTTTTTATTTGCCGCTAAAAAGTTTTTAAAGTCACCTGTTGGCCTATTGTTTTTTGCGCTTACCATCTGTTGTTACCCACTCTTCCAATGTCATTCCTGCTTTAGCGGCTTTTCTCTTAAGCGCATTTCTTTCACGGTGACTCATGCCACCCCAAATTCCGTGCTGTTCATCCATCTTATCCGCATATAGAAGACATTGCAAACGTACTGGGCATTCGGGTGCGCCGTCCCTACCAAAGCACACATCTTTTGCTATGTCTGCAATTGGTTTATATTTGCTTTTATCGCGTGGTGGGTACCAAAACTCGGTATCTAGTCCTCTGCATTTGGCGTCATAACGCCAGTCTTCGGGACTTCCATAACTTTCTGACAAGTGCACTCCAGGAATGTTTGGCGCAGTTCCATGAAGTCATCTTCAGTAAGCATGATGTAATTCTCATTGTTAAGGCTAATACCTAATGCGGGCATTCGACTTTCAAGAATAGCTTCTTTGACAATCTTTTCAAGAACAGCAGCTTTTAAAGTAAAAGAGGCTTTGCCCGTCCACTTATGTTCGACCAAAAGGTCGTCTGAACGTACATCACCCTTTCGACTCCAAAATGCGCCACTTCCCGCGTTTGTCTTCCCGTCGAGCAGTTTGGCTAGTCGAGCCTCATGTTTCTGAGATTGCTTTTGACCTTCACTCTTCATCTGAGTCGTCTGCAACGAACTTTGAGCCTGCTTTCACAGAGTCAAGAACATCACGTTCCAAGGTCTCTTTCAATTCTATTTCTTCCCGTATTGAGCTAAGCATAGCATCTGCGCCTTGCCACTGTCTATCCGCGTATCGGTAGTAGGCACCAGCTCGGGTGATGACCTTGTTAATAATACCCATGGCCACAATCTCTTTGGCAAAGTCGTATTGACCTCGGTCTACGATACCCCCAGAGCCGAAATAAAAGTCTAGGAAGGCAGTCTGAGATGGTGGGGCAGACTTGTTCTTCAGGGTACGAATCTTGATGGTTTGACCTACACGGTGCTTTTCTTGACCCGTTCCTGCCTCAATCCAGTCATCCCTCTTAACCTCAATACGGGTAAAGAAGGCGTAATCCTTGCCCTGACCGCCTGGGGTGGTGCGTGGGTCGCCGTACATGACGCCAATCTTTGAACGCCACTGGTTAATCATGATGCCCACAAAAGGGCGCTCATAGGATGTTAGGGAGCGTTTGGAGGCAAGCCCTACCTTACGGAAGAACGTGTTGGTTAAAAGTGCTCCTCGTCCAACTGTAAATTCTCCCATTTCTTTTTCATTTTCTGCCCCAGGAACCAGGGCAGGAAGGGAATCAATAACAATGCAATCAATAGCTTTACTTTCGACGATTTGGATAACCGCTTCATACGCCTCCTCCATGAGGTTGGTTGATACTACATATACTCGTGAGGTATCAACTCCGCACATCTCTGCGTAAGCGGGCACCCATTGTTCTGCTGCTACCCATACTGTTGTAAATTCTGGGTCGCGTTGCTGGTTGGCAGCGATTGTCTTAAGTGCAATGGCTGTCTTTCCATTGCTCGCTTCACCAACAATCTCATGCCATTGGTTGACAGGCCATCCTCCACCAAGGGCAACATCAAATGCCAATGACCCTGTGGTAACTCTATCAAGGATGTCATTTCTAATTTCAGACCCTAGTACTATTGTATCGGGCCCCATTTTTTTATTGATGCTGTTAAGAACTTTAGTGAGGTCTGCGTTAAGTGTAGCCATGTGTTAGATGTGTCCAATGATTGTTTGAGGTTGGAATCCGCCTGTTGCGATTTGTCGTGCTGGTTGAGCAGGACCTGAAGGTGTGGGACCGCCAACAATTCCCTTGCCTACTCCAGAACCAGATTGTTGTAGTGGGTAACCGCAATCATAGCAACGGGCTTTATGCTGCCCATCATTTGAATAGTTACCGCTACCGCATCCTGGGCAACGAGAAGCAGAGGTTGCGCTCGCTGGTAGTTGATGCTCTCTTAGTTCTTGTGGAACATACGCAGGTTGTGAAGTTGTAGGGGGTGTTGGAGCCTGTCGGTAAATGGGTGCTACAGGTTGTTGTTGGTTTGCGTTTCCTGCGACTTTATCCCAAAAATTACTCATAGTCTTGCTCCTGAATATCGATAGTCGTATTAAGACTTGTTGGTTGGATAATACCAATTTCTATGCCAGATGCAAAGGCGGATATTAAAGCAGACATACCTACGGCTGCGTAGAACTCCATAAGTTCTTCAATCTCATCTTCCAAGCCTTCAGACATTGACGCTCTAAGCTGTGTGTAAGCAATAGCACGGGCGTTTATATCTGCGATAAGGTTTAGGTAAGGAATCAATGGCGCAAGCTTTTGAATACGATATTGGCTATCTTGTTCCTCTTTTTGAATACCCTCATCACTGATTGGGGTAAGCCCAAATTTAGCGGCAATTTCGTTGGGTGATTCAACAACTAAATCGTGTAAGTACCAACGGACGAGCGTACTTGTAGGGACATCGTTTTGAATTATTTCTATGTCAAAGCCTTCGCCTTTGTTGAAAAACCTCTTAAACCAACTCATTATTTTGCCTCGCCCCAACGTTGTACTATTTTGACGTCAGCTATAAGTGGGACATCTAAAAGGTCTATGCCTTCCATGGCTTCACGAATGGCTTCTGCTGTTTCATCCGCAATACTATCAGGTGTCAGGACAACAAGTTCGTCGTGTACCGTCAGAAGTATCTTGGCGCCCTCTGGAATCATGTCGTGAGCTCTTACCATAGCCATCTTGATGATGTCTGCTGCAGAACCTTGGATGCGAGTATTGAAGGCTTGGCGTTCGGCAGAAGCCTTATCTCCGAAGTTCTTGGAGTTAATCTCTGGTAGGAACCGCTTACGCCCCAAAATAGTAGACACGTAGCCTGTAGAACGGGTGATTCCCACAACCTTCAATCGGTACTTATTAACCGCACTGAACTTGTCAGAAAAGTCATTAAGGAGCTTTTTAGCCTCCTCGACCTTACAGCCAATCTGGGATGCAATTTTGTCGGGTCCAACACCGTAAGCCATGGCAAGAACAAGGACTTTACCTGCTTTACGGTCTACCCCCATGGTGTCGCCAATGGTGGTGTAGATGTCCCCGTCTTCAAGATAGTTCTTCATCATGATTGGGTCTTTAGACATAGAGGCAATGACTCTAGGTTCAATCTGTGAGTAATCAGCAACTACAAGCTTGTATCCCTCAGGCGCATAAAAAAGGGTACGGATGATGGTGCCGTAATCCTTCTCTGGAGGAAGCTTTTTATTAGGTGCGGGCACATTCTGAAGGTTAGGGTTTCGGCTAGAGAAACGGCCTGTCTCAGCGCCATGCTGGATGAAGTCGCAATGAATGCGACCATTGACCAACATGCTCTCTTTATACTCAGTCTTGCTCTTTCCGTTTGTAGTACGGGTAATATCTCCGCCCAAATAAGGGATGATGTAGGTACTTAACAACTTATTTAAGTCAGAGTATTCCAACATCGCCGCAACTAATGGGTTGCTATCTCGGTACAGTTCTAGGGCATCTGCGGATACGGAGTAGTCATTGATAGTTAAGGGCTGACCTTCTTGGTCCTTCTGCTTTCCTTTAAGGGTAAGAATCTTAGGTTTAAGTCCTTGGCCCCCATTTTCTACAGAGCCGTACAGCATCATCTGCTTATCAGGATTAGAGTTGATATTAAATACTTTGCCCGCAATTTCATAAATGTTTGCTCTAGCTTGCTCGATGTCTTTTTCAAACTTATCGTGTAGGACAACAAGCCCATCCCTATCAATAGGGGCACCTGTTAGCTTCATGTCACACAGCACTTTAAGAACGCTCATTTCGAGGTTCATAATTGTGCGTATATTGCGCTCCTCAATAAGGGCATCAAGTTTCCTGTAAAGGAGGAAAGTGTACTTAGCGTCTAAATATGCGTACTTAGCCACCTCGTTAAACCCGTAGGCTTCAACCTCTTTACCAACGCCTTTAACCATGTGGTACTCAAACTCTCGAGCCAAGCAGTCGTCCAGTCCACACTTGTTCTTATTCTTGTTATCGTAAATAAATGAGGCGACCATGGTGTCGAAATAAGGCCCTGTAGGAACCTTGCCATCGTAGTACTTAGCAATAGAAGTTAAGTCAAAGATAAGGTTGTGACCAACTACAAGGCGTTTATCGCCAAAAAATAAAGGCTTTAGTGCAGAAAAAACCTCTGCAGGAAATAGCTGAGCGGGAGGCTCACTGAATACTTTGGTGGCTTTTTTAGCGTCACGTGAATAATCGCTAGGTCGCGCTTTAAGACCCTGCTCTACGCGCTTTTGTCCTTGACCTGTCAATGGATAGACAAGCTCAACATCATCACCATTTGGGTGACCTAAAGGAATAACGTCTCCACGACCGTGGGTTGCAAAAGAAAGCCATAAAACTTCGTTAAGAACTGTTACGCCTCTGTTAGGCCCCACAGTTTCCAAATCGTATGCAAATACATCTTGTTTTAAATAATATTCGAGCATCTTATCTAGTTGCTCTTTAGTTGTAATAATGTTCAAGTTGTCCCCTTAAGGCAGAAGGGCTAGAACAGGGAAAGGGGATGTCCTGGTCTAGCCCTTCTACAGCTATTTGTTAGGCTAGGTCTTTAGCAATCTGCTGTAGTTCTTCAAACGTTACATCGCTGATAATTTCACGGCGAGTAAATGGCTTGAGTACTGCGATTTGCTTTGAGACAGCCTCTTCATCAATACCCCAATCTTCATTGAGGTCACGAGCCTTGACAGCATTGAGGCTGTAGATAGTAGCAGCCATAGTGCCAGACTTGCTGATAGCCCAAAAGTTTTTAGATAGTGGGCCTTGTGGTGAAGAATCAGCGGCTAGTAGAGTCTTAAACAAACGAACTCCACCAATCATCTTTTTACGGGTGACAACATTGTTCTCAATAACGGCTACGCTAAATGCGTACTTGTTTTGAGGAGTGTCCTTAAGTGTTACGCACAATGGGCAGCCATTGCCTACGCATGCGTATCCACGACGACCTTCCTTTGTAAGCCAGTGAAGTGCATAAGTTGCGCATGGACCATCTGTATCCAAAATCTTAATGACTTGTGGCTTCTCGGGAACAGAGAAAGTTTCTGGGAAATCCGACTGTGCAGGTTTTACTGTTGAGATAGCTGCATCCCAACCTGACTTGATAGCGCCTGAATCTGCTGGACGTGC